TGTGCCATAATATAATGACAAAATACCATTTTCAGTATATCTTACACGTTCACTAACTTTCAAAGAAGGAGTAATTAGCATGTTGGTGCGTTTGGCCCCGATAACGTTGGTAATGGAATACTTGATACATACTTATTCAATGTCCAGAAATTTGCATTACTATTCATTGATAATGTATCATTTCCAGATCGATTCAAAATCACATTTGTTGTTGCAGACTGTGCAAGAGTTAATGTTGCTGATAAGCCTTTTGAAACTGTAAGATCAATACTTTGATTTAAAGTTAGATTGTGTACAAAAGCTTCATAGTACACTGGCCTAACAGAATGCCAAGTAGCAAAGAAATGTGTACAAGTTTCAAAATGCCCTTTTGCACCCTTTTGGTACAAAATCAAAGTATCTGTAATACTTACATTAACTAATGCACGAGTATTTCTTGCTACACCACCAACATTGAATGTTTGCCGAACTAACAAATCTATTTGAAAGTTCTTGGCTGAATCTCTCGGCACAAATGTTTGACTGATCGGCATACCAATTGGATTGGTAATTGGATCATCATTATATAATGCGAAGAAGTCGCCAGCCAATACATTATATACAGCCATTTGACCTCCTCAAATAACAAAGGCCGCTGGCCCTGGAAGGACCAGCGGCCTTTGCTTAGATTACGCATTTACAGTATACGTAACCTTGATTTGGTCAGCATTGACAACTGCAACATCGGCAGAGAACAATGCTGTTGACCATAGCTTACCAGTTGTGCCACCCTTTGTATTGTTACTAGTTACAAAGATACCTTTTACAGTACCAGTACCAGTAATATCAAAAGTGGCAGGAGTAGTATTGGTAACTGTTTGTGAAGCAGAAGCAATGCTACCCCAACCAACACGGTTTGCCTGTGAATAGCTGGTGAACTCAGTCCAGCCAGAGTGGCTAGCCATCGTATCAGCAGCAGCAAGAGCAGAGTAACCAGAGTTTGAAATCAGGCCAATATACCATGACCCATTCAAAATCTGAGTTGCACTGTTGAACATTACATCGAAGATAAGATTCTTACCTTCGTTTGTAATATCATTGTTAAAATCGTAATTCTTGAATAAATTACCATTTCGCCAATGTTCAACCTTGAACTTACCACGAAGATCAAGTTTGCCTTGCGGAATAATGCCCTGATTCAAAATCAGATGATTCATCATAACTCCTTAGTTGAAGGGAGAAATGGTTCCACGACGAATACCGCGTCGAACCGTCTTTGCAAATTCCTTCGCGGATGAAGTGGAAGTCCCTCCACCCTGCATCGTTACGTTGATATCACCAACATTTGTCACATTGCCTCCCTTATTCATATACATAGGCAGTGAGCCTTGATTCATTGCTCGGAGCAAGGGAGCAAATTGCATTGAAGCCTGCTCAGTCATCACCATTTCACGCTTACCAATCATAGCAGGCTCAGTATCAGAACCTCGTGGAATCCAAGAAACATACTTACCTTGATTATAGTAACTTGGCAATCCACCAAACATTAAGTCATCGGCATTCTGAGGTTGAGGCTGTGGGCCAAGAGGATTAGCAGGTCCAGGTGGAACTTTGATTCTCTCCATAGCCCTCGCAACTTCATCAATTTTCAAAATCACAATATTCATTTGATCAACGAAGCTAACTTTAATTGCCTCAGCAGCTTTCTGCCCTTCCTGTTGAACTTTTACTAAGGCTTGTGGTAACACATTTCTTATAGAAATGAAAACTGATTCCATTTCTTTATCGATTTGTGCTGCCATCTTATCGCCAGCATTAGAAGTATCAACACCTTTAGCAATTAAGTCACGTGCATCTTTTAATTTCTTCAACTCAGCAAGCATTGCCTTTAGTTCGTCACTCTTACCTAGTACAGTTAATTGAGATCCAAGCTGCTTAGCAACTGCTTCTGCAATTCTGATTTTCTCAGCAAGTTCTTCAAAAGTTCTGTTACTAGGCGAATCCCTAAAAGCTTTAACTGCTTTGCCAGTTTCCAACAAAGCTTGATTGAAAGCCTGCATTCTTGGAGAATTATCCCACATACCCCTCAATTGAATATCATTCAATTTAGTGATAGCAGCTTCAGCTTCCTTAGCTCCTTGCAAGAATTGAGTTCTACCTAAGCCTTGCTTAGATTGTGCTTCAGTCAAACGATTCATTACCGAGCGTTCTCTGATTTGCATTTCACCTTGAACTCTTTTCATAACTTCGGCATTTGTTACCGCAGTCATTTGTTGTTCAAGCTGAATACGGAACTGCATCAAATCTCTATAGACAGCAAATTGCTCAAGAGCTTTCTGTCCGCCTACAGCGTCTTTGATACGCTTAGTAATTTCATCAAATTGACGAAGTACCTTTTCAGTATCAACAGTACCATCATTCCGTTTGTACTCAGGCTTGATTTCTCCAGCTTTATTCAGAAGGCTAAGCTGCTCAAGCTTATTAAATTCCTGAGTAAGTCGTCGTGCCCGTTCCTTTTCAATTGCTTCTTGCTTTTCAAGTTCCTTAATTTTCTTTTGTTCAAGCTCAATTGACTTTTGGTTAAAGGATAATTTCTCTTGAGCGATAGCCTTTAGTCTTTGTTCAAGTTCGACAGTTCGCACTGTGAACTCGTATCGAGCTTTCATCTGACCCGTCATCGGATCAACTTCAAATCCGACAGGTTGTTCAGTCCCTCGTCGAACTCGTTCGTCAAACTCACGACGCTGTCTACTTGTAGAAGCATCAAAGAGTTGTGATTCTAACTTGCTGATTTCGTCAAAGGTCTTCTTGACTTCGTCGTAAGATTCCTTAGTACCTTTCTTGGCTTCCTGAGAAATATATTCACGAAGCTGTCGAATTTGATTACGAATCAATTGTGATTTTTGATCATCGATAATCATGCCAGAAGCCATATCCATACGGCCTTCTGAAGCAAATTTCATTCGAGATTCAAAAATCGAATTTTGAAATTTTCGACCAATAGATTCAGAATCCTTCTGCAAGTTTTTGATCAAAGATTTTGATTCATTAACTTGCTCTCGAATTCTTTTCAAACCATTGGCAACATAATCATTTAATGCCTTAGAAGAAACCTTAACAACATCAGAAATTTCACGAACACGTTCAGTTGTATATTCTTTTGCCCTTTCTGCATCGGCTAAAAGTTTTGCGGTATATTGCAAGATATTTTGAAAATCAGCTCGAACAGTTTCTCGAAGCGAACCAATATTAACATTTGATGGCATCAAAAACTGACTAAGATTAAGTTCTTTGATTTTGTCATATCTTGCATTTACTAGTCTATCAATTTCATCATTCATTAGTTTCAAATTCGCCACGTTTTGCTTTGTAGGCATTGCGTGGTGAATTAAGAAACCCAAACCAGCAGTAATTGCCGAAATCATAACTAAATGAGGTGCTACAGTAGCCATAGCAGCGCCCCATCCAGTAAGTAAAACAGTTCCAACTTTCGTAGCAGTAACCCATGCCCACATAGCAGCAGTTTTTGCAATTAGTGCAGCAATAAAACCACCACTTGCAGCAGTGTTTGCTGTTGTTGCAACAGTGTTTGTCGTTGTTGCAACAGTATTAGCAGCCATTGCTGTTGTGCAACCAAATTGCGCACCTGTCTGTGCTGAAGTTGCAGCGGTTTGTGCTGCTTGTACTGCAATTTGTTTGCCTGTAATAACAAGCCAAAGCTCTTTCGCACTATTCCAAACAGCAACAGCCGCAGCAGTGACTCGTACACCAATTGCAGCTCGAATTAGATTATAGTAATACGTTCCGAAAACTACTGCAACATATTTTGCAGTAGTTAATAAGGTTTGTAATACCTTATCCAATCCGCCAACAGATTCAGTCAGTTCGACGAAAGCTTTAATAGCAGGATCGCCAAGCTCTTTTGAAAAGAAGGTTTGTGCTTTGTTCAATTGAAGATTAGCACGGAAACCTAGACTCTTTTCTGTTAATTTGGCAGCGTTTGTATATTCGTCCTGTGCAGTAGTAATTTGTTTCAAGTTCTGAGCATACGTATCAAAAGCATCGCCAGTTAAGTTGAAAGCACCTCGCATAGCTCTGATCTGATTGATCAGTTCACCCATGCGATTAGTACCCTTTTGTGCTTCCAGGTCTAACTTCTGAAGAACCCCAGAAAATCCAAATGTCTGAATAGCAGCCGTACCAGATGCAACGCCCCATTCTTTGAACAGGCGTTGCATTTCTTCTGTAGGTCTAATTAACTTCAGAAGTAAGTTAGACATCAAAGTCATTGCATCATTTGGCTTTACACCTTTAACGGTGATAGTTGCCAATGCTGCACCAATTTCTTCTAACTTAACTCCTGCTTCTGCACCAATTGAACCTACACGACCGAACGTATCAGCCAAATCAGAAGCTTTGACACGGCCAAGTTCAATTGTCTTGAAGAAGATTTCATTAATTCGTCTTGCATCATTCTGTGCAAGACCAAAGTTTCTAATTGCAGCAGAGTTCAAGTTAACGGAGTCAGTTAATGAACTCCCCGTCACACGGGCAAAAATTGCTGCCTCTGCCATATAGTCAAACGTCTCTCTACCACTTGTTACCTGGTTAGAGATAGCTTCATATGCAGCACGAGCAGCATCTAACTGAGAAATCCCAAAACTGCTTGAAAGTCTTCGAACTCCTTCAGACCATTCAGCAGTCGTCAGTCCTGCTTTCTGTGAAATCGTTTCAATTAAAGCGATTTCATTACTAAATTGTTTTGAACTCTGAATACCTGAAATAAAAGCAGATTCTAAAGTACCAGTAGCCCGTTTGATTACTTGTGCTTCAAATAGTCGGAAAATACCTGCAAAAGAGATCGAAAGACTTTCCGCACTTCGCTTAGCCTTCTCACCAGTTTTATCGAAACCTTCTTGAAGATTTCGTAAAACTCTAGAAACTGAAGCTTCTTCCTTAGTCATGTTAGGAAGAATAGCCTTAGGATCTGCTTTAATTGATCTCAGAATCTCATCAAATCTAGTTAAAGAGACTGCTCCAGATTCAATTGCTGCACGAACCTTTTGGAATGCAGCTTCAGTCGCATTGATCTGATTAACGTTATAAGTTGGCTTTATAACGCCTAGATTTCGTAATTGACTTTCAGCAGTATTGGCATCTTGTCTACGGGAAGCTGCCTGAGTAGCTTTCTGTTGAGCTTCAAGAGCCTTAAGTGAAGCTTTTGCATTATCGACTTTAGCTGAAAGAAGATCGAAACCTGTTGCAGTGTCTTTGAAAGTTGCAGACATTTCTTTCCCAGAAGCTGTAACAGCTTTGAACGTCTGGGAAATTACATTACCGTTTTCGTCAAAATTACGGATTGCATCCGAAAGACGAAAAACTTCCTTCTGGGCACCTTGCAAATTATCCATGAACTGCTGAACAGCGGATTGTGCGCCGCCAGCAAGCTGAAAATTCAGTTGTACGGCCATTAGAATCCTCTGGTCATGAGTTCACGTTGCGATAAAACAGCGTCCATATTAGGACGTTCTACAGTGCTGGATTGATTTCCAGTAGAAGAAACTCTGATTGTGGTTTTTGTAAGCAATGATTGTATTGGAAAGAAATTATTAATTGCTTGCCTAAGATAGGCATTCATTGCCGCAATCCCTTGTTCAGTTCCGCCGTTCGCAATAAATGGATAATACTTAATTGCATTATCTAGATTGAACGTAACACCTGACCCTGTTTTAGTTAATACATTACTTGGATCAGTAACAAATTGCCTGCCTGATGTTGGAGTTTTAAGAACCCCTTGTCCTCTTGAATGATAATAATATTCTCGCTGGCTATTTCCTGTTACTTGATCTTCTACTCCAAATTCTCGTGTAAGGTTACCAAAGCTTCCTCTGGCGAACCCAGTTCGGACAGGGATACGTGCTACACATGCCTTGAGAAATTCTTGTACAGCCCGACGCATTGTAATGTTCATGAATTCGCCTACGGCCAATTCAAAATCAGTACGGTTCAAAGTGTACATTTCAGCTTCCATAGCAATGCGTAGCATGTATCCCTCTCCGTTAAAATCTCATCTTCGCTCCGGCCATTGCAGCCATCTCTTTGGCTTCTTCTTGTTCCCGGATTTGCGAATATGAAATAATCATTGCTTGAACCCATGGAACACAATCGTCCCAGGATTTTTCTACTCCAGGTGGTCTAAGACCTAACCTTTCGCAGGCTCGCCAGATTGTGTAATCAATCGTTCGCCCGTCTGGGATGATGACACGGAGTGCTGAATACGAGAAGCTAAAAAACGCTCACGCGCCTCGTTGATTTTCTCTTGGCTCAGACCATTTGCAGCAGCAATGCCACTTGCAATCATGTTCTGTTCAGCCATTGTAAATCCGGCTTCAGTCAACTCTTTATCCCAATTCAACCAAGTTGAAGGCACATTGGGGTCAATTGTTTCCCATTCCATATCTTCAGTGGGCTTTAAAGATTCAATTACAGTATAAGCAAAGTGTAACTTTGCCCATTCTGCTTGCTGAGCTAAAAATCCCTTATCTTCAAGATCATCTACGATTTTGTTACCTGGAAGCATTTTCTTTCCAGGCTTAGGATCAGGCACTAATGCCCGAAATCGTGTATAATCTAGGACGGCTTGACAGGTGAAAACAATGTCCTCACCATTACCACGAGGAATGACAATAGTTTCGACATTAGGACCAGAAAGCTTCTTACCCTTGTACTTCATTACCCACCAAAGAGTTAAAAGAAAACGGGCCACAAGCCACAAGGCTTGTGGCCCGTATATTACGCAGCCGTTACACGAGTGACGGTTGCCTCAACAGTATTGCACTTTCCTGAGATTGAAATTTGCCCTTGCTTCAAATCCTGTGCGAGTTCTTCGTAGCGGAAATCACGGAGTTCATAAATTTCCATTTGCTCAGTTGAGCAAGGAGGTGTATACTCAATGATTAGATCCACTGCGTAAGGTTCGCAAGTATCAGTGGCAGATGTAACCCAGTTAGCGGCTTCACCACGCTTCTTGAGAACATCTTCAATGGTCGGCGTTTGACCAGTTGATGCCTTGAGGAATACCCAAGTTGCATCAAGTTTGACTTCAACCGGCTCTTCATCGCCTTCACGAACCGTGTCAAGCAGACCACGATCCTTGACGTAGACAATAGGCCGCTTTTCAGTCCACATTACATTGCCTTCACCAATGCGGATTTGCAAGTGGTGCGGCTGAATTGCAATTACATCATTGTCAACAGCAGCAGTAACAAGTCCCGGCGTAAATGTAATCTGAGTTGTTGCACCCAGAGTTTCAGAATGTGCCGTGATTTGGTATCGCTGCTGACGACCACCAACCGTGAAATAATCACCAGTGACTACTGCACCAGTGAAACCATCAACCGCCATGACAGTTGTGCCAACAACATAACCAGCCATGAGGTTAACTGCACCTGTCGGATCTGCTGGGCCAGTGTACCCGTCACGCAGATAGACATTGCAGTTTTTAATATCTAGTTGAGCCACGCTCTAACTCCTTATGCATCTGCACGAGTGACGGTTGCCTCAACAGTATTACACTTTCCTGAGATTGAAATCTGTCCTTGTTTGAGATCCTGAGCAAGTTCTTCGTAACGGAAATCACGTAGCTCATAGATTTCCAAATCTTCAGTAGAACAAGGCGGTGTATATTCGATTACAAGATCAACGCAATACGGTTCACAAGGATCTGAACCAGAAGTTGTCCAAGTAGATGCTTCACCACGCTTCTTGAGAACATCTTCAATGGTCGGCGTTTGACCAGTTGAAGCCTTAAGAAATACCCATGTAGCATCTAACTTGACTTCAACAGGCTCTTCATCGCCTTCACGAACAGTATCAAGTAATCCGCGATCCTTGACATACACAATGGGACGTTTTTCAGTCCACATTACATTGCCTTCGCCAATACGAACTTGTAATTGACGAGGAGCAATATCCACAGTCTCATCATCAGCGGCAGCAGAAACTAATCCAGGAGTAAAGGTAATACTTGTGGTATTACCAAGCGTTTCAATATGTGATGCGATTTGATAACGAGTAGTTCGACCACCAATCGTAAAATAATCACCAGTAGTAACAGCGCCAGTCGCACCGTCTACTAAAATCGTGGTTGCGCCAACAGCGTAACCAGCACCATTGTTAATTGCCATGTTGGCTAGTCCAGCAATCCCAGAATAGCCATCACGCAGATAGACATTACAATTCTTAATGTCTAGTTGAGCCATTTTGGTCCCTCGTAGTTAGCTTTCCAGGAGCATGCAGTAATAGCCTTCGACAGTTGACTGCATCTCTTTGATTTCAGGGTTCACCTGTCCGAAATGCGAAGTGTTAACATCCTTTTTATCATAAGGTTTTAGTTGTAACACTCCTAATACAGAACCGTCGTTTTGTGAATCTTCAGTTAATAGCCCATATCTACGAACTGTGATGCATTTTGTAAAAGCCGCCTCCACAATGCCTACATTTTTATGAATAGTGTGAATAGAGCTTTTATTAAATTTACTCACAACCAAGATATTAGCTACTATTCCAAGGTGGTAAAATCCAGAGGATTCACAAATTGTTGGACCATTCATTCGGAATTCAATGTAATCAGAAAAATCTTGAACTTTCTGATCTTCACCTTCCGCAAAGAAATTAAGTCCAACACAAGTGTCCTTGAAATGTTTGCTAACTGAAGCAAAAATCCATCTAGCCCAATTCTTATTAACAGCCATTATGGTTCCTCCACGGAAGAGTGCAAGAACCTCATGGTTTGATATACAGTTACTTCGTGTATTTCATCAACTTGTGCGCCTACCAATCGCTTTGCAATGAGTTGGTATCCAGAGACTTCTTCCAATTGCTCGAAATACATGATTTCATAGCGATTGTGCTTATAGATGACGTAATCTTCCGGAGTCATTGTAAATGATCTCGGAAGATCACGTCCATCTATAATTATTCTCTTGATCTCTTGATCTTGATAGCCACCCATTGCAAAAGCTCGTGCTGCCTTCATAAAAGCAGCAGAGTAGAATACTGAAGTTTCAAACTTCACAGGCATTACAATTGCCTTTTTAACACGATGCTTAGTCTTTGTTATAGACTTAACACCAGTTTCAAGGTTTGTATCGCCAACAGTCGTTTTATAGACTGCTAATGGAAATCCGTACTCCCTCTTGAGCTTGTACAACTGGTGTCTTACAAAGATCAAGTGGTTCATTTCTTTTGCTCTTTCAAAATACGATTTGTCTCTTGAGTAAGAGCAATCATTGTTGCGTTCTGTCCAGCAATACCTTCAATTGCAACTGCTTTCTTCTCAAGCAAATCTCCAACTCTCGCTAGAGTTTCTGCATTGAGTTCATTTGTCTTCTTTGTTGATTCTACCAATTGAACATGGCTATTAGCTATTGGTTCTACAACCTTAGCTCCAAGCCAAAGTAAAATCCTCCAGACAGCAAAACCAAGAGCTATTAGACAGCCAAGCGGAATTCCGACTCGCTCGAACATCGTGTAGTCCATGATTTTCTCCTGTAAGAAGAAGCCACCCTCCCAAAATTGGGAGGGTGGCACCATGGACAAATTAACCAAGCAGAACAGCACCAAGGTTCGTATCAAGAACTTGGATACCACAGAGCATGTCAAGAGTGACAAGGTGACCCTGCTTGGTGCCGTCATACGTGATGGTTGCACGCATAGACAGACCATTGTGATTGACAACAGCGCTCAGAGCGCCCGTGCCTGCACGCGGCGTCTGGAACGGACGAACTACAAGCGTCATTGCATTCCGGTGGAATGCAAAGTTGTAGTAACCAGCCGGGCCGATGTTCACTGCTGCATCGTCAGCGACTGCTGCCTCAAGCGGACGATCTAGCAACATGCTAGTCGTCGTAGCTTCGATGACAGTGTAGACAACACTAGTGTTAGTGGTGCCCAGCGTAACTAGCTGACCAGCCTTCGGAGCGACGGTGAAACCGTCAATTACCATCGGCTTGGACCAGCCAGCAGCGTAACCGGCCACAAGGTTAATTGCACCAGGCGTATAGAAAGTGATAACAGCGTTATCAGCAACTGCACGCCGTAGGCCAGGAGAAATCACCAGACCCGTGGTGTTACCCAGAGTCTCAGTGTGAGAAACAACTCGCTGCGGGCTATCATCGCCAGCGATCTTCAGCCAAGTGTTGTTAGCGATGATACCAGTGATACCATCAACAACCAGAGCCGTGCTACCAGCAGCGTAACCAGCCATCAGGTTGATTGCGCCAGCGCTCGTGGTGTTACCAGTTTCAACTTCTGCCATGTTCTGACACATGTAGTTGTTGAATTGGAACTTACGGCCAAGGGATGCCTCACGCAGAGCTAGGCCGCCGTCACCAGCGTCCTGAACCTGAGTGAACTCTGCGAGACCTAGAGCGAGAGTTTCGCTCGACGGACCCCAGATCAGGTTACGGCCACCCATGTAAGCCTTATTGATGTTCATAAGGTTACGGGTGCCAAGGATACGATCCTTGACGTTGGAGCTGGTTAGACCGCCCAACGTACCGTAGGCATTACCAAGGAACCGAGGATACTGGCCGAGAACGACCATATCAATGAACCGAGCCTGTGCCAACATGGCCGGAGCCATGTAGACTTCGACTAGATCCTTGAAAGCCAGAGACTCTTCACCGTCACGAAGCAGGAATGAAACGTGAACATGCTGGTTAAGAGGAACCTGCACGTCAGTGCTGGTAGCATCCTGAACGGTCACGTCATCCGTGACAACCTTACGCTTAGCGCTGAACTCACCCGGACGGCGAGTGTGAACACGGTTTGTTACTCATATTTGCAAGCAAATATGGAAGTGGTCATTTCTGCCACTTTCTGAAGGTTTCGCCTTCAGACCGGACTATATCTTCATCCTTATTTATTTTGATCTTTCAATAGATGATAGATTTGTGTTTCTCTATCATTATATTTTTCATGCATTGCTTTTGACAAACGACTATTAATGTACTCTAACATTAAATTAGTTCGTGTCAAGTCTCTTTTACCGATCCAAAGATTTTCAGTTTTCCGTAAAAATCTTTGACATCGTTGCATTCCAAATATAGATATTCTAGTATAAGGCTTTTTTACAGTTGGCACAAAATCTTTACAATACCAAGAAAGACCTAATTCTTTTAGATTCATTACAATTTTAGTAATAATCTTAGAATTAGTATTTTCAAGTGAAATGTAAGGGATCATTATTCCTTTAGCATTTCTTGTAATGTAAAAAGTACCTTCTGCTTGCCAAATACCAATAAGCCATTGAAGATCAATTAAGGATGTATCGCATGTAGTCTCTGAGGCACCTACAATTTTCTGGTATTCCTCTTTTCTACAATGTAGGAAAGGGGAAAGTATTCTATATAAATTACAGCAATCTTGACTAGAAACTAAGATTCGATAAGCAGTTTTACTACCTTTCGTTTTCTTAGTTTCTTGATATCTTGTGAACAATATATTATTCTTGGTTAAAAATTGTTCACATGCTGTAATAATATCTAGATCACAATTTGAGATGTGCAATCGAAAGAAATCATATGATCTCTTTTCAAAATGCCCTTCTCCTTCAATAATACCAGAAACCCAAGAAGCAGTTGCCTGCTGATTTTCCTTTACTAACATTTATTACCTAATGAGTAATGTTAGCTATAAGCGGAAGTTCCAGCATATAGCGATATTCTTTTACTATTACGTTACCGTAATAGGACACTGTTAATCAATGTCACCAAACTTGGCAAATACTGGCTGAAAATCCCGGTGAACAAGGTTAGCAGCAACCATGTTCTCTTCAAGAATCGCTAAGGACTCTTGTGCCCAAAGCTCAGGAATCAGAGCATCGATGTTGTTGTCATAGACGCTGATGAATGCCTGAGCGCGAATGAAAAGCATATTCATCTTAACTTTCTCCAGATGTCAAGTTAGTATACTAACTTGATTTACTTACGGCCCAGACGAGCATTCCGCCACTTACGGTACTCTTCTGGACTCATCTTTGCTGGGTCAACAGAACGCCCGCTAGTTTGATTTGGATTTCCACCCAAACCACCAGCAACACCGGATTTGAACAAGTTACCGTATTTATCGGTCTGGTCCTTCATCCGTTTGAGTGCCTCTGCAACCGTAAGGTCCAGAGTAGTTGGCTTCCCTTCCGCAGTCGTATCTGGCATCTTAACTTTTGCCACATACTGACCTGGAACAACGTTTCCTGCGTCGTCCAATACCTCGACTAAGCGAGTCTTACCGTAAAGCAGATCAACAACCTGTGAAGGGCTGTATGCATCTGCTTGTCCAGCCTCGTCCAAAATGGTACGAGTAATAGTGCTTTCAGTGAACTGTTCCTTCCAATAGTCACGTTCCTTAGAGAGCTTTTCCTTGTCAGCTTTCCATTCGCCAGTGAGCTTTTCTTTCTCTTTGGCTGCAAGCTGTTCCTTTGTCAAGAGTGAAGCATTCAGTTCATCAATACGAGCAGTTAGACCTTCTCGTTCTTTATCAGAAAGATTCTTACTCTTCTGAAGATTTTCTAATTGCTTAATTTGTTCTTGAACTTGCTTTTGATGCTTTCTCTTCTCTTCCGCAAGGATTTTGTTCAGTTGTGCTTGGGTGAACTTAGGAGCATCATCTTTGTTGGCGCCCCCGTTACCCCCCGCACCAGTGCTGCCATCCCCGCCGCCTGAACCGTCACCAGCGCCGTCAGAACCAGCAGCCCCACCAGAACCATCACCATCATCACCCGATCCGGCTCCTTCATCGCCGTCCCCTTCGTACACTGAGTACCAGGGCGTAGAAGTCTTGAACAAAGTAGACTGGATCATTTCAACTGAAAGCTTCATCACTTATACCTTACCCGTGATTTTGATATTTGATCTACCTCACGGTTAGTAGATCAAATTAATATTAACCGTGAGCCTTATAAAAGCTACATTCAATCGGTGATGTCGAAGAATCTTTTGAAAACTTCATCCAAATAGCCCCGATTGGCTTCGGCCCACGTCCCGATTCAACGTGAAATCCTAAGTACCCGTCGCTGTATTCATCCTTATAGGTTGGGATTTGAATATGCATTTGCTCATCAAGCTTTTGCACACTCGAATCATTTAACCTTGTCCTTGCAATTGGTAAAATCCATTGATCATGTGTATGGCCGGACATCACATAATCAGCATCCGGTAGGTATACAGCCTTTCTATTAGACTGAATAACGCCTCTTGTTACCGGGCCACCT